CATTTGATTCTTTGAAGAATAACAAGGCAGAAGATTTGGTAAAGGTCAGAGGTTGTGGACTAGACACGGCTGCACGATGGATTGAAAGATTTAATAGAAATATCCATTTAGCAAAAATCTTCTCAGAGTTGGAACAGTATAACCTTACGAACAATATGGTGAATAGACTAATGGAACGATATAATTCACCTGATTTAGTTGTTGAAAAGGTTAAAAATAATCCATATATCTTATGTAACGAAGTAAAAGGAATCGGTTGGAAAACGGCAGACAAAATAGCTCTTGATAGTGGAATGGAAAAATTTTGTTCTCAACGTATTAGTGCTTTTATTTACAAATACCTTGAAGATTCTGGTCAGGATGGTTGTTCATGGATTACACCTGATGAGTTAATGGGAGCAATTATTGATGAACTTGGCGAAGATGTTCCTGATATGAATATTACAGAAGCAATTCATGATATGGGGGATGAGTTGTGGTGGAATGAAGATAAGACACAGATTGGTCTTAGAAAATTCTACAATATTGAAGATAAAATTGCCAAAGAATTAATCCGATTAAGAGATGCAAAATCGGAGATTACATATGGTGATTGGGAAGATACAATCAAGCATGTTGAGCATAAGAATGGTTGGCAGTTTACAGAAGAACAGCGAATGGGTGTAAAAGAAGCACTTGAAAACAATGTAGTTGTTATTCATGGTGAAGCTGGAACAGGTAAGAGTTCATCCGTGTCTGCTTTTCTTGAAGCATTGAAAGATTATGTATATGTACAGTGTGCTTTATCTGGTCGTGCAAGTTCTCGAATGGCTGAAATCACAGGAGAAGAAGGATATACAATTCATAGATTACTTAAATATCCTTGTACTGATGATGGGGGGAAGAATGGTTTTACATATCATGATGAAAACCCATTGGATGTTGACATTGTAATCGTAGATGAGATTTCAATGGTTGATGCTTATCTTTTCTATTATCTTTTAAGAGCAATCCCTTCAGGTGCAAAGCTTATCTGTCTTGGAGATATGGGACAGTTAGAGTCAATTGGGTGTGGCAACATTGCGTTTGATATGATCAATTCTCCTGAGATTCCTACGGTATATCTTAGTCAAGTACATAGACAAGCAGCAGCATCAGCCATTGTTACAGAAGCAAGACGCATTCGTAAAGGAATACAGATTGTAGAAAAAGACTGGGTTGGTACAGAGACAAGAGGAGAATTGCAGGATTTATCATTAGATTGTTATTCAGATAAGAGTAATACTTTCTATAAAATAATGCAGAGATTTTCAGAAGCAATGAACACAGAGAACTTCAATGTTATGGAAACTCAGATACTTGTTCCCGTTAAAAAACAAGGTGATGCTTGCACTTATAACATCAATAATACGATTCAGGATTTATATAATCCAGAAGACGACAATAAAGAACAGATTGAGGTTGTATCACAGGGCAAAGTAACAATTCTTCGAGAAGGAGACAAAGTTATCAATACACAGAATACATACAAAACCAATCCACCTATCTTTAATGGTAATCTTGGTATTATTAAAAAGGTATTTCCAGAAGATAAAGCAGTGCTTATTTCATTTATGGGTATTGGAGAGGTATACGTAGAAGGAACACAAATTAATAGTATTGAACTTGGTTATGCGATTACAGTTCACAAATCTCAAGGTTCTCAGTTCGATCATGTTATTTTCGGCATTGATTTTTCATCATATTCCCTTTTAACAAGAGAATTATTATATACAGGAATTACAAGAGCAAAGAAAAAATGTGATTTGGTTGCTCAAACTGGTGCTTTGAGAATGGCTATCAGCAAAGAGGGCGTAAGTAAGAAACAGACTCACTTACAGCAGTGTTTATATGACACAGCTCATCCAAAGTTAGTATTTTAAGTGAATAATACAATAAAGAATTTCTGGAATGCCCATAAATAGGGCGTTTTAGAGACTCAAAAAGCCAAGGAAAGACGGATTTCTTTTGATTGCAAATACAATATATGGTAGCGGTAGTAATGGCACACCACTATATATTACACATAGAAATGAGGTGAGTACAATATATGATACATGAACTAAAATCTAAAAAAGATTATCCACCTACGAGTACACAATTATTATTATACACCAAAAATCATGGAGTGCTAGTTGGTTTTTATGATCCAAGTACAATTGAATTATGTGGTGGATGTGGATTCTTTAAAAGATTTAAAGATAAGATGTTTGGATATGATATTTATCCGCATGATTTTTACGCCTGTGAAGGTTTGGCTGATGTTTATGCTTGGTCAGAAATTCCAGAAGCTAAAATATCAAATGAGGAATTTAGAAAGTGGCGTAGAGATGAAGAAATTTCACAAGGGTTAATTGCTTTTTATGTTGGATGTAACAAAACAACAATTAGTCGTTGGGAGAAAGGACAAATAAATATTTCACTTGAGTTATATGAAAGAATAATGAAATTTTATAAGGAGAATAAAGACTATGATTCAGATGAACGAAGTAATTAGAGATTTAAAAGCAGGAATTAGTGAAAGAGACGTTCTTGATGAGGAAAGAACATATGTTAGCTGCAAGTGTGAGGATAACGATGAAAACTCTTTTGTGATTAAATATCACAATTTTGAAACTAATGAAGATGATAAATACAGAGTTATTATAGAAAAATTATAAGATAGGAGAATAAATCAATATGGAAATTTTTAATGTGCCAAGAGGTTGTGGAAAAACAACGCATCTTATTATGGAAGCAACTAAAACAGGATGTCCAATTGTTGTTGGATTACAGACTCAGAAAAAGTATCTTGAAGAAACAATCAAGAAAATTACTGACAAACATGTGGATGTATATACAGTTCAGGAAATCTTAGATATGAGAAATAAACCAAAAGATATTCTAATTGACGAATTACCATTAGCTTTGAATATTTTACTTGATTGTAATGTTATTGAAGCAACTATGACAAATAAATCAAGAGAAATGTACGATATTCAGAGATGGAAAAATGGAGAAGTTAAATTTTAGGACAACAAGAATCGACAGTTTCTTTGGAAGATTTGGAGGTTATATATGATGGACGATAGAGCAAGTACAGAATATAAGCTAATTATAAAAATTTGTGACCAAAAAAAATGTGCAGAATATGATCCGTTTGGATTATGTTATGTAGACGATTGTATGAGTTGTCCAAATTCAAGAATAAAAATTATTCGTGAAGATGGAGTAGTAATGCGTGATGATTTTAAAGATAACAAGAATGTAAACGCAAAAGATAAATTATGGTCTTATCAAAGAATGTTTGAAAGAGATGGTGTAGAACTATTTGAAAAAATGTACAATGTTAATTTTTCAAAATGGCAGAAGAAATATCTTTCAAAAATATTCAATAAGTTAAAGAGTAAAAAGAACAATTAAGCTGTAGATTCTTGTGAAAATTAAGGAGGTAAAAATGAACAGAATAACTATTAATGGTAAAACAATCACATGTTCAGGAACTAATGTTGTCATCAACAATGGAATGGTTATTGTAGATGGTAAAACAATTCAAGAGTGTAATAGTGGTGATATTAAAGTCACTATCGAAGGAGATGTAAACAAAATTGATTGTGGTGGATCAGTAGAAGTTCACGGCAATTCAGGAAGTATTGATTGCGGTGGTAGTTGTGAAGTCAGTGGGGATGTCAAAGGAGATATAGACGCAGGTGGTTCTGTAACTTGTGGTAACGTATCAGGTGATATAGATGCTGGTGGAAGTGTGAGATGTAGAAGATAAGGAGAGTAATAACAAAAAAGGAGAACAAAAAATGGACACAATTGTTGTAAATTTGTTTGGAGAACCATCAGTAGGTAAGAGTACCTGTGCAATGGATATTACAGCACAATTAAAAAGACACGGTATCAATGCTGAATATGTTTCGGAGTTTGCTAAGGATAAGGTATATGAAAATAATGGTGAAGTATTTAAACACCAGGAATATTTATTTGGCAAACAATCATTCAAGATGGGTAGAGTTAAGAATAAGGTACAGGTTATGGTTGTTGATTCACCATTAATCTTATGTACCGTATATAACACTGATGAAGTGTTGGGAGAAGACTTTAATAAGACTGTACTGAATGTATTTAATTCATATAATAATAGGAATTATCTACTCACAAGACACCATTCTTATGAGAACGAAGGAAGATTCCAGAATGAAGACGAAGCAAAAGAAGTGAGAAAAGAAATTATTGATAAGTTAAATCAGTACAATATTAAATATGAAGAGATTGCTTCTACAGAATTAAATTGTGAATACATAGTGGAAGAAGTTATGGAGGAAATTAGAGATGAACAGTAAAGGACATTTATTTATTAGTTTAGGAAAATCAGGTGTCAGAGTAATTGGTGGAATTGTAGCATTAGTGAATGGTTCGATTATTCCATTAGCAGTAGGAATTATTGTTGCTGAGGTTGGTGGTGTGTTAGAAGAATTGGTTGATGAGAGATAGGTTAAGCGATAAATTCTTACGAAAATTGAGGAGGTAGAAATGAAAGTAGTAAATCTGATTAATAAATTAAATGAAATTGGATATGACGAAAACACAGAGCTGACTTTTAGCTGTGTAGATGGGAATTCAGGTGAATGGTATGATATTCCATTTGATGAAATTAGTTATGGAGAAGAATTAACTGGTGAACCTTATCATAATGATGCAATTGATATAGGTTTAGATGTTGATTCGGTAAAAGATTATATCCAAGCTAAGTCTGACGGATATATGAACGATATGATTGATGAAATAAGAGAAGTTTTAAGTAAACACGATCCTTGGAGAAATTAAAATAATAAGAAACCATTATTTTATAACAATATTAGGAGATGAATCTATGAGAAAGTGGTTGGTGAAACGCCCATATGATGAAGTTATTGTGACGATAATGAAGAATAAATCTGATGGAACATATTCTTTTATTAATCTAACAAAAGAACATATTTGTCCATGTCGTTTTCCATCAATAGAGGATGCATTGCTAGATATGGATAAAAAGATAAAAGATGGAACTGTATTAAAATATAAAAAAATAGGAGAATAAAATGGCACAGAGTGCAAAACGATTAATGTTTATTAGAGTCGTTAAATGTAAAGATGAAAAACCATTAAATTACATTTGTTAATATAAATATTTTTAAAACAATCAAACAACTATGCAGCAATAGAGAATACATATGTGGTGGTGGAATATGTAGACACAAAATATCCGTTGTGTAGCGAGAAATGTATTTAAGTGTACGACTGAACATGCGCCTGGCTGTTAACCAGGAGTACGGAAGTTCTTTTCCCATAGCGGTCACGTTAATAATACCTCTGTTTGTACAGTAATGTATATGTAGGGTGAAAATCCCTACCCACATATTTGTAATAAAAATATAATATGTAAAAACTTATGTCTTAAAAATCTAAATTTTTATAAAAATCCCCAAAAAATAATAAGTAAAAAGAATAAAAATAAATAGAAAGGATAAAGTAAGGTCTTGCAAGATAAACAACGTTGTGCCTTTCTGTTTAAAAAATGATTAACAGTAAAGAAGTCTTATATAGCAAAGGCAATAATGATGAGTGTATGACTCCAAATTATGGAGTTGAACCAATTTTAAAATATATACCAAAAAATGCAGTAGTTTGGTGTCCGTTTGATAAAGAAGATAGTGAATTTGTTAAACAAATAAGGCAATCAGGTCATAAAGTAATTGCTACTCATATTGATAACGGAGAAAATTTTTATACATATGAACCCAATGAACATTGGGATTGTATTATAAGTAATCCACCTTTTACTAATAAGAGAAAAATATTTGAAAGAGCTTTATCTTTTAATAAGCCATTTGCACTAATAATGAGTAATACTTGGTTAAATGATTCTGCTCCTAAACAGTTGTTTAAAAATAAGGATTTACAACTTTTAATGTTCGATAAAAGGATGAAATTTATGAATAACGGAGAAGTTCAAAACAAAATAACATTTAGTAGTAGTTATTATTGTTGGAATTTTTTACCTAAACAAATAATTATGGAAGAATTAATAATGTAAAAAGGAGAAATGGGTAATGGAGATAAACTTATTGAAACTTAAGTTAAACAATCCTCACGGTGGGATATGCGGACTTTCTGTATTGAGAAGGAGTTGGAAGTACAGACCTATTGACTTCTGTTGTGAAAATATGAAAGAAGCATTTGGAGAAAAATTCGACAAGTTTATAAAATTTAGAGATGAATTTATGCCGATGTGGCGTAATGAAGACGAAGCATCAAACACAGATTTAAACATACCTCACTTATGTTTAACTACAACAGAAAGAGTAGCTAACGGTTTTGACTCTTATACGAAAGAGCACAATTATGCAATCAACTTCTGTCCATTCTGCGGACAGAAAATTACTATAAATGTAGAAGAATTAGATTTTACCAGCGAATATTCTCAATTAGTTTCACTCAGAGAAATAAATCACATCAAATCAACAAGAGACGGGATTACTGTTGATGAAAAAAGATTTTATCAAAAAGAATATGACAGAATAATAGAAACAATAAATTATCTTAATGAATTCATTGAAGTAGCAGATGTTGAAAGATTAAGACGATATGTTGGAGTTTAAAAGAGAGAATATATATATATATATAGATAAGAACGATATTTATAAAGAAGGTATTGTTATATTAAACGAATCACTTGAATGGGCAGAAGAATGTGATGGTAAATATTATGTTGGATATGTTGCAGGTGTATTAGGACTAATTAATGCAACAACTCAGAACGAAGAATAAGACAACTAAATCAGAGTTTCAATAGGAGGAAATAAATAATGAAATTTGAGAATACAGAAGTATGGGGATTTGAACACAGTCTCCGTGGAATGAGAAATCCGTTGAATAGTCACATTAAAAGTGACAGTTATTATGATAATGATAATTATGTTATCGGTGAAAATGATTTTGGACTTGCACAGAGATTAATTAAAGCAGGAAATGAGCATAGAAAGTTTATGCGACAGATTTTTGTATCAGTGGATATTACAGCACCACTTTACTGGTGGAAAGAATTTGATACATATAAGGTAGGGACGGTTGCGAACTCAACGAGTACAATGCACAAGCTTGCCACGACACCAATTACATTAGATTGTTTTGAGATTGATGATTATGATAGGAATTTATCTCTTGCTGATAATCCAGAGGACGATAATGAACTTAACCATATTTCAGCATTTGAAGAAGACGTAATCATGGTTCTTGAGAACTTACGTCAGAAATATCTTGAGACAAAGGATAAAAGATATTGGAAAGAATTGATTAGATTTTTACCTGAATCTTGGTTACAGAAGCGTACAATTACAATGAATTATGAAAATATCCGTAATATGTATTTTCAGCGTAAAAATCATAAGCTTACAGAGTGGTCAGAGTCGTTTATAAAGTGGGTAGAATCACTTCCATATGCAGAAGAGCTGATTATGTATGACTGTAAATAAATGTTCATTTTATAAGAATTAGAAAGGAGGAAGTAAATGGATAAATTAGAAAGGATGAAACAACTCATTAAAGAGTTGAATAATGCTTCGTATGCTTATTATAATCAAGTTCCAATTATGTCTGATTATGAATGGGATAAAATGTATGATGAGTTAGAGACACTTGAATATGTTACAGGTATTGTGTTAGCAAATAGCCCAACACATAATGTTGGTTATTCAGTCGCAGATGAACTAAAGGAAGTAAAACATAATCATCCAATGCTTTCACTTGATAAAAGAAAATCAGTAGGTTGAGTTTATTGGAGATAAAGATTGTTTCTTGTCTGTAAAAGCAGACGGTCTTACAACTTCGCTTCATTATATTGATGGCAAGTTAATAGGCGCAGAAACTAGGGGCGATGGAGTAAGAGGTATTGAATGTCTTCAGAACGTATTAACAATGAAGAATGTTCCAAAAGAAATTCCATATAAGGATGAGCTTATTATTGATGGCGAAACAATTATTAGATGGGACACTTTCAGAGAGATTAATGATAAACTTCCAGAAGATAAGAAATATAAACATCCGAGAAATCTTGTATCTGGTTCATTGCAGTTACTTAATAGTAAAGAAGCTGCAATTAGAAATATGAGATTTGTTGCTTGGAGAGTTATTAAAGGTTTTGAACATAAAATACCAAGTAAAGATTTGTTCAAGGCTAAAGATATTGGATTTGAGATTATACCGATATTAAAATCGCCTAGAATTAATCAGAAAAAAGAGTTAGTAATCTTATTAAATCAAATAAGAGAATCAGCAAACTCACATAATATCCCTTATGATGGAGCTGTTATGGCAGTTGATGATTATAAAATTGCTGATTCTATGGGACGTACAGATAAATTCTTCCGACATTCAATGGCATACAAATATGAAGACGAATTATTTGAAACTGTGCTTACAGATATTGAATGGAATACTTCAAAGACAGGTTTAATTAATCCTGTAGCAATCTTCGAGCCAGTTGACTTAAATGGAGCAATTACTACAAGAGCAACGCTTCACAACATTACATATATTAAAGATATGATGCTTGGCGTAGGAGATAGAATTAGAGTCTACCGTTCTAATATGGTTATTCCTAAAGTACACGATAGCATTGATAAGAGTGGTAATTTTAAAATTCCTAACAAGTGTCCTATTTGCGGTCAACCTACAAAAATTGTCAAAGAGAATGACTCAGAAGTTCTTATGTGCGAAAATCCAGATTGTAAAGGAAAGCTTTTGGGTAAATTGGTTCACGCAACAAGTCGAAACGCATTGGATATTGAAAATCTTTCAAAATCTACAATAGAGAAATTCATTAATCTTGGTTGGTTGACATCAATTAAAGACATTTATTATTTAAAATGTCATGAAAATGAAATGAAAACTTTAGAAGGATTTGGTAAGAAGTCTGTTGAGAAGCTTCTTTCATCTATCGAAAAATCCCGTAACACAACACTCGATAGATTTATTTACTCACTTTCAATTCCTATGATTGGAAAGACAGTAAGTAAATTAATTGCAGAAAAGGTTAATTATAGCATCAGAGAATTTATTACAACTATGGAAACAAAAAGAGCTGTTTATTTTTCTTCTCTTGACGGTATAAGTGACAAAAAGATATCCTCGATTGATTCTTATTGGTATAAATATTCTAATATAGTTTACGAATTATCAAAAGAATTTAATTTTGAATCACCTTATGTAATCTTAGATGAAATTCCAAATACATTACAAGGAAAAACATTTGTAGTAACTGGTTCGGTTCATCATTATAAGAATCGTGATGAATTAAAGGCTAATATAGTTGCTCATGGAGGTACAGTAGTAGGATCTGTAAGTTCTAAAACATCTTATCTTATTAATAATGATATCAATTCAACTTCATCTAAAAATCAGAAAGCAAAATCGCTTAATATTCCAATTATTTCAGAAGAAGAATTTTTTTCTATGATCCAGTAGATTTTGTCCATTATAGAAGGGAGGTGACAAAGAAACGTGAATTATATAAACGCAGGTAAACTAAGAAGTTTTCTTGAAAACGTACCTTCGAATTCTTATGTTGCTGTAGGTACAAGAGAGAATAATGAAATAGAAGAAATTAGACAAGAATCTGGCATTGTTGATATGAGCATAAAATCTGTCGGATTTGATTCTAGTAATTCTAACGAAGTATATATCAAGTTATATACAAATAAATATGATGGAAGTGGGTGTTTAAGATTTACAAGATAAGTAATATGGCTATATCTCTTGTATTAGTAAGTACACTTGTCGCCCCTTTGAAGGCAGAAAACATACAAGCTATAACTGCTAGTGCAGCACAGATTAACTATTATGAATCGCATTTTTATGTAAAAACCAGAGAAAAAATGCTTCAACGACAATTAGAAATAAATAAATGTCAAAAAGATATAGCAACAGAGAATAATGAAGTGGACGATAAAACTCCTGTCATTATAGAAGAAACTTACTATATTGATATGGATGTGCCAGGAAGTAAACCATTCAAATCATATATGGATGCAAGGTTGATAACAAGTACAAATTCAGCACAATATAAGCTTAAGTCTGAGTATGAGCTTGATGATTCAGGTATCTATATGATTGATGGACGTTATGCTTGTGCTATCGGTTCTTATTACACTACTGAAATAGGCACAAAATTTGATGTTGTTATGAAATCAGGCGAGGTAATTCCTTGTATTCTTGCTGATTGCAAGGCAGATGAACATACTGATAATTTAGGACAATACACTATAAGTAATGATTCGATTGTGGAGTTTATTGTTCATAGTCCTACATTAATCCCTAATATTTCAAATCGTTGGGGAAATACAGGTGATGTATCTACTTTAGGTGGCATTTTTGAAGGTGAGATATCTTATATAAGAATGTATTTTGATTAGAAAGGAACGAAACATGCTAGAAACAACAGCGGTTATTAGATTAGACAATATTAAAAGAATAAAGGATTTTGTTGATATTGTATCTAAATATGATGAAGAAATAACAATTAAATCACATAGGTATGAAGTTAATGCAAAATCTATCATGGCAATATTTTCACTTAACCTATTAGAGTTAGTAAATGTTTGTCTGTATTGTGATGATAGTAATGTAATTGAAAAATTTATAAAAGATATGGAGGGTTTCGAGTGATTGTATTAATTGGAAAAAGTTGTTCAGGAAAAGACAGCGTTGCAAAAATATTATGTTCTATGGGATATTCAAGAGTTGCCACTTGTACAACAAGACCTATGAGAACAGGTGAGATTGATGGTGTTGATTATTATTTTATTAGCCAGTCCGAGTTTATGAATATGATCGAAAAGGGCGATTTTGCAGAATATAGAGAATATGAAACAGAAAAAGGAATGTGGCTATATGGCAGTCGTTTAGGTGATTATAAGTATGCATCTAATAAGATCATTATTTTAACGCCTGAAGGTCTTAAAAATATTAAGAAAAAATATCCTTATTTGCCTATTGTTTCTATATATCTTGACGTATCCAATAAAGAGCTTAAAAGAAGAATGTTTGTACGTTCTAATGGCTCTGTTGAAGATATTAAAGAAAATAAACGTAGATATAAGGCTGATAAGAAAGATTTTAAGCATATAAAAAAATATGTTGATTACGTAGTTAGTAATGAATGTAGAGACGCTTATGATACCGCTCGTATCTGTAAGGAGTTAGATGAAATTGAAAAAAGAAAACATAGAAAGAATTTATTGTGGAAATCGTAATTGTCCACATATAGATTGTGTAAGACATAACAAGAACACACCATTCAATATTCAATTTCTTAGAGAAAATTATAGTTTTGATAAAAATGGTGAATGTAAATATAAATTAACCGATTGGAGTGATGCTATATAAAATTATTTGTTGATTTTGACGGAGTTATTGTAGATACAATTGCTGCAATATGTGATTTATATAATGAAGATTTTAAATATTACAGTGGTTATAAATATATTTTCCCAGAACAGATTAAGACTTGGAACTTTGAAGAACTTAACTGTGCAAGTAGGGAATATATAAATACATATTTCAATCAGCAACGATTCTTTGATAAGTTAAAATTTATGCCACAAGCTTATGAGGTGTTAAGAAAATTTGCTTTACAAGATGAAGTTACTATTGTTTCTTCTGGCTATAGTCCTAATCTCAGAGCAAAGGAAAAATGGTGTAAAGAAATTCTCCCATTTTGTCATTTCATAGGAGTTAATCTCAAAGAATATAAGAATAAGTCTCATATAGATATGAGTGGTAGCTTATTTATTGATGATTCTGCACATAATCTTGAGACTTCTAATGCAGAGATAAAGATTTGTTTTGGTGAAATTTATCCTTGGAATAAGAATTGGGATGGTAAACATTATTGGGATTGGAATATGATATATCAAACGTATAAATCAGAATTGGAGGATTAATTATGTTAAATGAATTTGGCGATGAGATGATTAATATGAATAATATTACAGTTGATGATTGCATTAAATTATTTGAGTATAAGAATACAAGGGTGATTATCAATAATGGTGAAGTTACTGGATTTGAGGAGGAATAATATTGAAAGTAATTAAAAGAGATTGTTCAGAAGTAGA